CGTGGGCATTCTGGCCGCTGAACGACCGACTGAGATTCTGGGGGCGTAATGGGGGATAGATACCTAGACTCCGGCGCGGCAAGTTCCGCGCAACCGTACGACACAGCTGCATCCGCCGCGCTCTCGGCAATATCGTTCGACGTTGGGGTGATTACTACCAACCTCGCGGTGGACGAGACGATTTGGGTCAAAAGTACCCACTCGTTTACGACGACCACAGGGCAGCTTTTAACCTCCAGCCCAAACGCGACGGCAAATGCTCCGCAGCGCATGATTTGCGTGTCCGACATCGGCACCAATGCCACCCCGGTAACTGTTCCCAGCGCGGTCGAGCAGAGTTCGGTAAACGGCAACGCGATCACCTTTGAAGGATTTTGGAAGATCCACGGCATGGTCTTCGGCAACAGCGGTTCTGGAGCGCAGGGCGGGATCGGGCTTGGCTCCACTGCCCTCGGCCCGCACAACATCACACTGGATACCTGCCAGATCGGCGGATCATCTTCGACTGGCACATTTTCGGGCGTGAGTTTAGGCGCCACCCCCAGCGTCAACAACGACGAAACGGAGATACGGCTGCATAACTGCGTGTATCGCCCGCGAAGCACGGGCAATAAATTGTTGCTCATGCACGGGCGCCACCGAATCAACAACCTGTCCATCAATACCACGGATGCGACTCCGACATCGCTGTTCACAACGTACGCCGGGGTCACGTTCGACGCGCTGGTGGAAAACTGCGACCTGTCGAACGCAGCGAGCACAAACTTTTTCAACTCATCTGGTGCAGCCTCCGGTGTGTTCAATGCCCGCAACATCCGGCTGGCGGCAGGGGTTGTGCTGTGTACGAACGACATCACCGCTCCGGGGCTGAAATTCATTGGCCGCGACATCACCGTCGGCACGACCTATGTGCCGTTCTACAGCCGCACCTATGCAGGCGAGGTGATTCACGAAACGACCATCCTGCCCACCAGCACGGGCGACAGGATGACGCTGCGCGACGACGCCAGCGAGGCGTACACGATGCGGCTGGTATCGGCCAACGGATCGTACTGGCAACCGCTGTACTCCGACTGGATCAACATCAACGTCGAGGACACGGCGACGGCCATCACGCCGTTTGCCGAGATTCTTGTGTCGGGCGATGGGGCGGCTGCGCTGACCGACCGCGAGGTGTGGCTGGAGGTCGATGCCAAAAATGTGGCGGGCACCAACAACCATCAAGCAGCACGCCTCACCGATAGCGCAGGGATTGTGGCGGCTGGCACTGCGCAGGCGGCGGGCACTATCACGTTTACGGGCCACGGCTACGCCACGCCGCGCACGCACAAGCTCGCGCTCGGCGCTGCCATCACCCCGACGCAAAAAGGCCTCATTCGCGTGCGAGTCGCGCTTGCCAAAGTGGGCACGATCTACATCGGCAAGGTCGGGGTGGCGTAAATGGCGGTAATCCGCCCGCTACTTGACGGGTTTGTCGTTGCAGGTACAGGCGGCGCGACTAGGCCGCTGGGGGAGTTTGTACAGGAGGCGGGGGCGGGCGGAGCAACCATCATCGACCTCACATCTGCCAGCTTCGGCTTCACCGCCTACGCACCGCAGAACACCCTGCGCGGATCGCTTACCGCTGCGTCTCAGGCGTTTACCGCGCAGGCCACGCAGAACCGGCAGACCATCACGCCCACCGCCCCGAGCCTGTCGTTCACCGCCAACACCATCCAGAACCGATTGAGCGCCACCCTGACAGCCGCAACCCTGTCATTCACAGCGCAGGCGATCAACGTCGTCGAGGGGGCGGCAACCTTCGTGATTGACCTCACCGCGGCGACCTTCGCCTACACCGCCCAGTCTGTCCAGCTTGCGCAGTCGATGGCGATGAGCGCGGCCAACCTTGTGATGACAGCCGGAGCCGTGGCCATGACGCAGGCCGTGAGCCTCACCGCCGCGACCCTGAGCTTCGTTGGCCAGGCCACCCAGAACCGCCTGACCATTGGGCTTGCCGCTGCTGCGATTGGCTTCACAGCCTGGGCGCTTGATGTAACAGGCGCAATCGCCTCTGCGGCAGCAAGGTTAATGATGCTTATGGGGGTTGGGTCGTGATCCTGTTGATTGAGCGTTTCGAGACGGATTTACAGAACGCCAACAATAATTGACCGATATGCGCAACTAGCCCTATAAAGCAACTAGCTACAGCCAAGGCCCCTATGCCTTGGTAGCCGGCCCCGCAAGGACAACCCGGCGACCCATGAAATAGGCCACCCCAAAGCGATGAAGCATTTTTCATTACTTAAAGGAGCCTATCATGGCCGCAACAGCATTTCAAACGCAGTTCCGCGATGAATTCATCGCTGGTTTTGAACAACGTCAGTCCCTGCTTCGCACCGCCGTCACCACGGATGGCGAAGTCAAGGGCAATGAATACACCTTCCTTGTCGCCGACTCTGGTTCTGCCGAGGCCACTACCCGTGGCGCCAACGGTCTGATCCCGGCACGCTCCGACAACCTTACGCAAAGCACCGCAACGCTGGCCGAGTGGAACGACCTTGTTCGCAAGCTCAACTTCAACATCTACGCCGGCCAAGGCGACCAGCGCCGTATCATGCAGGAAACAACGATGGGCGTGCTGAACCGCAAGGTTGACTCCGACATCATCGCTGCGCTGGAAACCGGCACCCAGGACACCGGCACCGCTGCCACCATGAGCCTGTCTCTGGCGATGTACGGCCTGACCATCCTCGGCAACAACGCAGTCCCGCTCGACGGCAACATTTTCTGCGCCATCACCCCGGCATCTTATGCCTACCTGATGCAGACGAAGGAATTCAACAACGTTGACTACACCAACAACAAGCAGTTCGACAATATGATGACGAACTTCCGCTGGGCTGGTGTCAACTGGATCGTTCACCCGAACCTGACCGGCAAGGGCACGTCTGCCGAGAAGTGCATCATGTGGCACAAGTCGGCTGTCGGTCATGGTTGTGATATGACCAACATCCAGACTGCTGTTGGATACGACGAAGAGCAGAACTACTCGTTTGCCCGCGCAACGGCTTACATGGGCTCGAAATTACTCCAGAACGCTGGCGTCGTTTTGATCAACCATGACGGCAGCGGTTTCGCGGCTCAGTAATTAAGGAGATCAATCATGGCTTATAGCACCAGCACCCCCCCGTCCTGCATCCTTCAGGCCATCGCCGGCCCGAAGATTTGGTATCACACCTCAGCCGACGCAACGGCTGCGGCTGATTCCTCGGGTTTCATCACCAACGGCGGCAGTCTTGGCATGGCAGTCAATGATATTGTTTATCATAAAGACAGCACCACCGACGCCACCGCGTTGACGATGCACAAGGTAATCTCTGTCAGCACCACCTATCCTGGCGCGGTCGATCTGTCCGACGGCACCGTGGTTGGCTCGGCAACTGATACGGATTGATAAACCTTAAACCTGTTGAAACGGGTTAGATTAAGGGGAACCGTGTAAAAGCGGTTCCCCTTTCTCATTCAAGGTGAAACGATGAAAATCCTGCAATCCCAACTCAAGCAAGCCGAATTCGTACGAACTTCCTACGCTGCGACTCCCGAGCATGGCGTTTCGGTTGATGATGTTCTGGTTCCCGAGTTTTGGGCGCACGTTGCCAAACAGTTCAAGGTGGGCGACCGCATCGAAGTCAAGCCTGACGGCGCCGACTGGCTGGCCGAGTTCTACGTTCTCAAGGTTGATGTTCATGGCGTCCACTTGGTGCTGCTGAACAAGTATGAACTGGTCGCATCCAACAAGGCACCGGCTGTCGCCAACGATGACGAATATGAAATCAACTTCGGCGGCGCTGCCAAGTGGCGGGTGATCCGCAAGTCCGACCGCGAAGTGATGGTCAAGGGGCTGGGGTCTAAAGCCGAATGCGAAACGTGGCTGGCTGAACAGAAAGCAGCGTAACCTTGGCGACCAAATTATCGCTTTATAACGGGGCATTGCTCGAATGCGGTGAGCGCGATCTTGCGTCCCTGACCGAAGCCCGCGAATCCCGCAGGCTGCTCGACCGGGCGTGGGACAACGGCGCCGTCAATTACAGCTTGGGGCAGGGCCAATGGGCGTTCGCCAGACGTTCTACCCAGCTTGCACCCAGTACTACCGTTACTCCTGGTTACGGGCAAAGCCTCGCCTACCTCAAGCCGACCGACCACATCCGCACCATTTCGCTGACCTCCGACGAATACGGCAAGGTTCCGCTGCTCAACTACGTTCCCGAGGGGGATTACTGGTACACCGATGCCGAGCCTGTCTACATCAGCTATGTGTCGAACCATGCAAGTTATGGCGGCGACCTGACCAAGTGGCCGGCTGAGTTTGTCCGTGCCGTGGAATGCTACCTTGCCGCCCGCATCATCAAGAAACTTACCCAGAGCGAGGACAAGGAAGCCGCGATGGAGAAGAAGGCCGCGACGCTGTTCATGAAAGCAGCGAGTTCCGACGCGATGGAGAACCCGACCAAGTTCCCGCCGTCCGGGTCGTGGGTCAATTCCCGCGCAAGCATGGGCGGTGACAGGGGCAAGCGAAGCCGCTTGATCGGATGAGGGACACGCCACTCCTGCTGTCGTTTAACCGGGGCATCATGGCGAAGCAGGCATTGGCCCGCCTCGACCTCAAGCGCACCGCTCTTGCCGCAGAAATCATGACCAACTACATGCCGCGCACCTTCGGCAGCATGAGTCTCAGGGCGGGTTTGGGCTATCTCGGGTCGAGTCTTTCCGATGCGCAGGGTGTTTATCTCCCGTTCGTCTTTGCAACCGACGACACCGCCATTGTCGAACTGACAAACACCGCCATGCGGGTATGGCTGTCCGACGCGGTTATCACCCGGCCCTCTGTATCTTCCGCCATCACCAATGGCTCGTTCGCCACCGACGTTGCAAGCTGGACCGACTCGGATGAAGTGGGCGCGACTTCCGCATGGTTGACGGGTGGATACCTCAGCCTCACCGGCACAGGAACCAATTCCGCCATCCGTGACCAGCAGGTTACTGTATCTGCGGGCGACCTGAACGACGAGCACGGGCTTGCCATCGAAGTCACCCGAGGGTTGCTGTACCTGTCGGTTGGGTCTTCTGCTGGCGGCACGCAGTACGTCAACAAGATGGCGCTGCGTCCCGGCAAACATTCAATCGCCTTCACCCCTACCGGCGACTTCCATATCCGGCTGTCCGCTCTGACCGAATACCCGACGCTGGTTGCCAGTGTCGCAGTCGAAGCGGCAGGGGCGATGACCCTGACAACCCCGTGGGAAACAGCCGACCTGTCGAATGTCCGTTATGAGCAATCCGGGGATGTGATTTTCTGCTGCGACGGAACCCATCAGCAAAGGCGGATCGAGCGCCAGGCTTCCCGCTCATGGTCGTGCGTCGAATACCTGACGACCGATGGCCCATTCCGCAGCGAGAACGATACCGAAACCACCCTGACGGCTTCTGTCTTGTCCGGCAGTGGGACTCTCACCGCTTCACAAGCCCTGTTCCGAACAACCCATGTCGGGGCATTGTTCCGGCTTGCGTCTACCGGACAGACCGTGGCGCAGTCAATCACGGGCGCCGACCAGTGGACCGGCAATATCCGGGTAAACGGCATCGAGAACGCCCGCATCTTCTCGGTCATCATCAGCGGCGTGGCGGTGGCGGATACATCCACCATTACATTGCAACGTTCGATTGGCGAGCCGGGAGACTGGCAGACCGTCACAACGTACGCGACTGACACATCGGTCAGTTACGACGACGGCCTTGATAACCAGATCATCTACTACCGGATCGGTGTAAAAACGGGCGAGTACGACACCGTCACCGGAGATACCTTCGATGTGCAACTTACCTATGCCTCTGGCGTGATTGAAGGCATTGGACGGGTCACAGGCTACACGTCTACCACCGTGGTCAACATCGACGTTCTGACCGACTTCGGCGCCACGACTGCGACTTCTTCGTGGTGGGAGGGGCGCTGGTCTGATTATCGCGGCTGGCCTTCCGGAGTTGCGCTGCATGACGGGCGTTTGTGGTGGGCCGGTCACGACAGAATCAACGGTTCGGTATCAGATGCCTACCATTCATTCGATGATGAGACAGAAGGCGACGCAGGCCCGATTGACCGCAACGTCGGCTCTGGTCCGGTGGATCGAATCAACTGGATCATGTCGCTAACCCAGCTTCTGTTTGGGACTCAGGGGTCGGAACTCACCGCAAGAGCATCGTCACTTGATGAGCCTTTGACGCCTACCGCATTCTCTCTAAGGGCCATCTCAACCCAAGGCTCTGCTGCGGTTCAGGCGGTCAAAGTCGATACTTCAGGAATCTTCGTCCAGCGCAACGGTTTCCGCGTCATGGAGGCATCGTTGGGTGAGGCGATGTATTCCTACGTCACCAACGACCTGACTTCGGTTGTGCCGGATATTGGATATCCTGGAATAATCAAGATCGTCGTCCAACGTCAGCCTGATACCCGCGTTCACTGTATCCGATCGGATGGAACCATCGCTGTGATGGTATTCGACAAGGCCGAGAGCGTCAGTTGCTGGATCGAACTCGAAACGGATGGGCTGGTTGAGGATGCCGTTGTTCTTCCGGGAACTGACGAAGATGCGGTCTATTACTTCGTCAAAAGAACCATCAACGGCGGCACCAAGCGCTATCTTGAGCGGTTCTCGCTGGAAAGCGAATGCGTCGGCGGAGCGCTGAACAAGCAGGCCGACTCTTACGTCACCTTCACCAATGGCTCGCCTTCTGCGACGATCACCGGACTTACCCACCTGATCGCAGAAGATGTGGTTGTGTGGGCGGACGGTAAATGTCTGGCCGATGCGGACGGGAATATCGAAACCTTCACCGTCAACGCCTCCGGGGAGATCACCGTCACCAATGCTGGGGTTGCGTACTTGGCGAC